AGAGTTTCTTGAGTTTGAACCAGACTTTATTTTAGATATACCCGGAGCTACAGAATATTGGGAAGGTCTTCAAGGTGAAGTTACTGAGTCTGACGACAACGATATTTCAACAAGTGATGAAAGAGAAGTAAACATTGTTGAGGACAATACAGTAGAAGACACTGACTCTGAGTTGGTTGACACTACTACTGATACTGATACTACTACTACTGAAACTACTGAAACTACTGAGACTGACACTGACACTGAAGAAACTGAGACTGGAACTACAACTCCTAGTTTAGAAGAAGCCTTTAGTTTACTACAATCAGGTGAGGGCGTTTCTAGTGAAGTTCTTGCTGAAGTTATTAATAACAACTATGGCTATGATCCTACTGAAACAGACTTCGATAGTTTCTTTGACTGGCTACAGGGAGTACTACCTAGCGGTCTTTTAGGTCGTGAAGTAGACCGAATAATGAGTGGTATGATAGGCGTTATATTCCCTAGCGTTGACTGGAGAAATGGCCGTATATTCTTACCCGGTATTCCGGGGCTTCCTTTGCCACCTTCACCTACTATTATAGGAACTATACAGGACGTACTAGACGGTAACGTAAGTGTTACTGAAGTTTTAGGTGGCTTAGGTAGCGACATTTGGGGAGAAATTGTAGGAGCTATTGAAGACCCAACAGAAGTTCTTGGAAGTATCTTTACAGGAACTACAGACGCTGAAGATATTCCTCCCGGACTACTTGAGTTAATTCTGGCAGGAGCTGTTGGAAACGAATTGATTGACTGGTTAGAAGGTTTGTTTGACGAGGATGACACAACACAACCAGAACCAGCGCCAACACCGGAACCTCCTCCTGAACCAGAGCCTTCGACACCTCCGGGTGACGGCGATAGTACTGTAGTTGGAGGAACTGTTGACGACGACGATGACGACACTGGAGTAGATACTGGAGTAGACACTGGAGTAGATACTGGAGTAGACACTGGAGTAGATACTGGAGTAGATACTGGAGGAACTCCTCCTCCTGATGATACTGGAGTACCACCATCAACGGGAGATACACCTGCTCCCGACGACGGAACAACCCCAGAAACTGGAGGTGGCACTGGAGGTGGCTCTGACGGAACAACCCCAGAAACTGGAGGTGGCACCGGAGGTGGCTCTGACGGAACAACCCCAGAAACTGGAGGTGGCACCGGAGGTGGTGGCAGTGATGAACCAGAGCCAGAAGTAGGGGCTGGAGACGGAACTGACGGAGGAGGCGGTGGCGGTGGAGGTATGTTTACTGGAGAAGGGACATCTCAATTAGCAGCCCCTACAGGGGGTCTTATGTTGCCACAGACTCAGATGATTTTACCACTTAAGAAAGACTACATGGCTGCTTTAGACGGGCTTCTTTCTGAACTATATAAAGGGACATCATGACGTATTTAAATTTAGTAAACAACGTACTGCGTCGTCTTCGTGAAGATGAAGTAACGTCTGTACAGTCAAATACCTACAGTAAAATGGCGGGTGACTTTGTTAACGATGCGAAGCGTATTGTAGAAGATTCTTGGGACTGGTCTGCACTTAGGACTACCCTAACGATTACTACTACTGCTGACATCTTTAATTACGTACTTACGGGTAGTCAAAACAGAATCAAAGCCCTTAACGTAATCAACGATACAGCTAATGTATTCATGGAATACAAGACAGCTACGTACTTTGATGAAGTTTACCTCGTGTCTGATCCTGTCAAGGGTGCCCCTAAGTACTACTCTTACAACGGTGTAGACAGTGACGGTGATACTCAGATTGATGTTTACCCAATACCAGAAAAAGAGTACACCCTTCGTTTTAACTGTGTACAGCGTGGTGCTGACTTGTCTGCTGATGGTGATGCCTTGTTAGTGCCGTCTATGCCTGTACTACATTTGGCTATTGCGCTGCTGGCTCGTGAACGTGGTGAAACAGGTGGTACGTCTGCTCCTGAGTACTTTAACATTGCTAATCAGTACTTGTCTGACGCTATTGCATTGGACGCTCAGAAGCATCCAGAAGAAGTAATCTTCTATACCCCGTGAGGTAACTATGGCTCAACAATTACAAAGCATTAATCTTGTTGCACCAGCCTTCAAAGGAATCAATACAGAAGATTCTCCGCTGGCACAGGACCCTTCGTTTGCAGAGATTGCAGACAACGCTGTAATTGACAAGCGTGGTCGTATTGCTGCACGTAAGGGTCACACCGTAATTACTACGAACAAAACAGCACTTGGTTCTGCAAAGATTAGAGCAATCAAGGAGTTTCAAGATGATGCTGGTAACTCTAAGATTTTTTCTGTGGGTAATAACAAGATTCTTAGCGGCACTACAACCTTAGCCGACGAAACTCCCGGTAGTTATACAATTAACGCTGACAACTGGAAGATGGTCAACTTTAATGACAAGATTTATTTCTTCCAACGCAGCTACGAACCCCTTGTGTACGACAACGCAGGCGGCTCTGTAGTTAAGCTCAGTACAGTTTCTGGTGCAGCAGGTGTTACTAGTGCTATGTACGGTAACGAGGTTCTAGCGGCCTATGGAAGGCTCTGGACAGCTGACTTTGGTGCTGATAAGTCTACTATCTATTGGTCTGACCTATTAATAGGCCATAACTGGTCAGGTGGTACTAGTGGATCAATCAACATTTCTAAAGTATGGCCTGATGGTCATGACGAAATTGTAGCTTTAGCTGCACACAACGGTGCTTTAATTATCTTTGGTAAACACAGCATTGTTGTTTACGGTAATGCCGAAGCACCCGCAGAAATGGCCTTAGCAGATACAGTAGCAGGAGTAGGCTGTGTAGACAGAGATACAGTGCAGTACACGGGTACTGACGTACTGTTTTTGTCACACACTGGTTTAAAGAGCTTTGGAAGGACAATACAAGAAAAGTCCATGCCTATAAGTAGCCTGTCCGACACTATTACTAAGGACATTATTAACTTATTACAAAACGAAATTAGTTTTTACCGCTCTGTTTACAGCCCAGAAGAGGGCTTCTATTTATTATCTTTTGTAGGACAAGACGTTACTTACTGTTTTGACGTTAGAGGTACATTAGAAAACGGCTCTTATCGTGCTACACGGTGGCCCGGCACAGGTTTTACGGCGTACACTAGGCTGGAAAGTGGTGAGTTATACATAGGAACAACTGAAGGAATTAGTGAGTACAGTGGTTATAGTGACAACGGAACCAAGTACCGCTTTAAGTACTACAGTCCGGGTTTAACCTTTGGTGACCCGTCAATGCTAAAAAGAGTTAAAAAGATTAGACCAACTTTGGTTGGCGCTAATAGCGCTACAGTATTCCTAAAGTGGGCCTATGATTTTGACACATTCTACAGAACTGCAGAGTTTACTGTAGGTAACCAACAACCTGCTTTTTATAACGAAAGTGAGTTTAACGTGGGGGAGTTTACCGGTGGTGAACTAACGTCACGTAGAGCCGTCAACGCCACTGGTGGAGGTGGTGTTATTAACATTGGTCTGGAGGCAGATATTAATGGTTTTGCTTTGTCTCTTCAGGAAATTAACGTATTAGTTTTAAAAGGTAAAGTACTATGAGCAACTATAGTAAAACTACTGACTTTGCCGCTAAAGACAGTCTACCTTCTGGCGACAGCGGTAAAATCATTAAGGGCGCTGAGTTTGAGACAGAGTTTGACGCTATCTCTACAGCTATTGCTACTAAGGCAGACACAGCATCACCAACATTTACAGGAACAGTAACAATTCCTGCATTAACGTTTACAGGTACACTGTCGACGGGAACAATTGACGGAGGTACATACTAATGGCTATTGAAGACTGGTTAGGTGGAGGCGCTGCTGCAGCAGGAGCCGCATTAGCTTACCAAGGCTACGAAGACTTGGGTAAACTAGGTGAAGAAGCAATGCAACGCTTTGCCACAGGCTACGAAGGTCAACCGTCGTTAGCTGAAGACATCTCAGGCATGCTTGAGTTCCAGCCTTACACAGTAACTACAGCTACTGGTGGTAAGTTTGGTATGACTCAGGACCCAACTACAGGACAAATGTCTTACGACATGATGTTGTCTCCTGAGGAACAAGAGTTTCAACGTCGTCGGTTTGAGCAATCAGGAATGTTCTTTGACCAAGCAGCCATGCCTACAGCAGAGCGTGAGCAGCAAGTGTTTGACCGTATGATGACTGCTATGAGTCCTAGCCAAGAACGTGAGCGTTTAGCTTTGGAGCAACGCTTGTCTGCACAGGGTCGCTTAGGCACACAAACGGCTATGTTCGGGGGCACTCCTGAAGCTTTGACTTTAGCTAAAGCTCAAGAAGAAGCACGAAATCAAGCTATCCTACAAGCTATGGAGTTTGCAGGCACAGAGCAAATGCGGCAGTCACAACTTGGGGCAGGCATGTTAGGTGCTAGTTACACACCACAAGGGCAGTTAATAGGTGCAATAAGCCCCGGAATGACAGCAGCAGAGCAACGTCGTGCAGCATTGTCTGAGCAAGCTAAGGCATATGGAGAAACATACGCTGCTGGTCTTAATGCACTGCTGTCGTCAGGTATAGCGCAGGCTAACATTGCTGGTGGTTTTGGTAGTAACCTTGCACAAGGCGCTTTAGGCGGACTCTTTAGCAAGACATAAAAAGGAATATAATCATGGCTAGAATTTCAGAACAAGTACTGGCGGGTTTAGCAAGACCAGCGTTTGCTCAAGGCATGTTTGACCTTGGTGCTGCTATTGGTCAGGCTCCGGGTATGTTTATTCAGCAGCAAAAACAAAAAGCAGAGTTACAGCGTTTTGATGAAGCAACCCAAGCTAGTGAACAAGGTATTGCAGCGGCTCAACAAGGCGATGTTAGTGCCTTAACTCAACGTATTGCAGACCTTCGTAGACAAATGACTGAAGCAACTACGCTGCAAGAAAAACAAAGAATAAGACAGGAGATGACTAATCTTCAGCGTATGCGTCCCGGTGCAGAAAAGATAGCTGTAGGTAACAAGGCGCAGTCTATTGTTCAAGGCGAGCAAGCACTAAAAGACGAAACAGTATCTGGTCCTGCAAAACTAGCTATACAAAAAAGATTAGAAGAGTTGAAAAAAGATCCTGAAGCTATGCGTCAGTACAACCAATATAAGATGGATGAGTGGCGAACAGGACAAACTCAAAAGCAGATGGAGGCTGAACAATGGTTAAACACTAATTCTAACTCTATTGACACAGCTATACAAAGTAATGATATGGAGTCAGTTCAAAAGATTATTTTAGACGCTGGAGAGTTTAGTGAAGCTGCTCAGTCTTATGTAAACACGTCTCTTAGAAACGCAGAATCTATGGCTCAGTTTCAAGAAAATAGTTTAGAAAGAAAAAAAGAACCTAGTGTTGCGTTTTATGAAGAGCAAATAAATAATCTTCCTGAAGAAGTTAAACAGTTTCTTTCTCCTACATTAGAAGCATATAAAGAAATAGCTAAATCTTGGGACGGAGAAAACTGGTCAGTGTCTGGCTCAAGAGCAAGAGCAGCACAACTAGAAAAAACTTTACAGACTGAAATAGCTGCTATTAACAGAAGCATGGCTATCTCAGATTATCGTGTTAAACAAAGCGAAGAGGCTGATAAAAGAGATAGAATTAGAGCATTAGAGTTAAAGATAGATACTCCTATGGATAACTCTTATATACGAGAAGCAAGAATTTATGAGTCTGCTTTGTTGAAAAAAGGTGAAGAACTTTCTCAGGCAAGAGTAGAAGCTAGAGCTGATCAGATGTATCAAAGAGATAGAAGAGGGTATATTGAGCAGCTTGCTACGTTAGAAGGAAAGACTAGAGAAGAAACTGAAGAGGATGACGGAGGTTTTAGTGTTAAGGTAAACGGGCAAGTTACTACTCGTGCTATGGTACAAGAAGCTGTTGCTTTACAGGGATTAGAAAAAACTAAAAGTAAATTAAAAAACAAAGGATTAAACGATCAACAAATTAGAGCTTTATTAGGTGAAGACATGAGCCAATCTGCGCCGACACAAGAAGAGCTAATAACACGAAGCGGTTTAATTAACCCTCAAAGAGCTAGGTTAAAGTTACAACAAGGATTGCCTCAATGAGTAACTGGTTATTAGAAGAGGAAGCAAAAACAAGTAATTGGCTTCTTGATGATACAGAAGAAGACGCAGATTACAATGCCTTTCGTTCTGCCACAACAGGTTTTATTGAAGCCGCTGTTGGTGCTGGTGATGAACTTGATGCAACTGTTCGTCTTTTGTCAGGAGAAGCCGCTAACTGGAGTGACGCTATAGGGCAGTCTCGCGCAGAACTACGTGCGTTTGAGAAAGCTAACCCTAATGCGTCACAGACTATTGACATTGTAGGTTTTGGTGCAGGATTGTTTATACCCGGCGCAGGTATTGCAAAGATCGCGCAAGCAGGTACTAAGTTAGATAGGGCATTAAAGGTAGGCGGTATAGGCGCTGCTGAAGGCGCTGTTTATGGTTTCTTAAGTGGTGAAGGTGAAGATAGAATGTCTTCAGCAGGTTTGGGTGCTGTTGGTGGAGGTGCTTTAGGTGGTCTAGCGGGTGCTTATTTAACAAAAAATGTGGATGAGATACAAGAAGCGACACGAAAGCTTGACGCTGAAACCTATAAGGGAAAGGGAAGTTTTATAGGTGGTGAGCAAGGTTTTGTTAAGGTAGGCAGAGCAAAAGAATCTAATAGACCGGGTGTTACTTATGACACCAGTACGGCTACTCGTAAAGTAAAAGATATTAAAGACGACGCTGTTATCATTGAACAACCAACAGGCGAAAGCGGTGTAGTCGGTAGTGTTTTTTTAAGCACTAGAGACTGGTTTGTTAAGAACGTAGGTGAAAGAGCAGCTAGACTTGCTGAAGATGCTGAGGTAATGATTCGTCACGACCAAAGAGAAATTGATGAAATTTTTGATACTTCATTTTTAGATGCTGCTGAGTTGTTTGATACTAACAAGGTATTAAAGTCTTTGTCGTTACGTATGAATAAATCTATTAAAGAAGACCGTCGTGTATCTTGGGATGATTTTTTAGAAGCGGCTAGAACACCTGAAGAAAAAGATGTAGTAAGGAGGCTGGAAGAACAGATTAAAACACTACAAGGAAATGATTTTGTTAAGCAAGGCGACATAGATTATTTTCCAACAAAAGCATTAGA